TCAATCATAGCCGTAGGTAAACTTGCTCCATTATGCATTACCCATAAATCTTTTCCGTGTTCTTTTTTATTGAGAACTTGAAATGGGTGTGATAATGCTTTGGTAGTATCGCCTTGTGTTGCAAACCTAAAATGAATACCCATAGGAATATTCAATTCTTGATAAGGCACAAATACTTTTTTAACATCATCAAATGTTTTAGGTAAGATTTTGTGTGTGTGTATTTTACCATTGTTGTAAAACATAACACCAAAACCATCGCTATTATTTTCGTAGGCACATTCCATTAAATCTAAATCAAGATTTTTTGGCTTGTCAGTTTGTATAATTAAACACATAATTTTATCTCCTTTTCAGTTAAGATTAGCCATTAACGACATTGTCAATGGCTAGGTTTAGTTCATTGGTGACAATACGATTTGTATTGCCCCCTTTGATGTAGTCTTTTCTCACTAACCATTCATTAAAGTATGGGTATTGAGATTTTATTCTTGGGTTGTTAAACCATTTCAAGAATTCTCTATAATGTAGCGAGGACATTTGTAAGCTACATTGTTTTACATATTCAGATAGAGCAAATGAAAATTCCAAACATCTTAATATTCCATGTTTGGTTACGTTGCCTCTAAATATTCTCAATTCAATATGAGTTGAATGAGCAAGATTTACGGCTACATATTTATTATAATCACGTTGCCCTCCGTCTGTCACTTTCTTAGGTGATCGTTTGGCGTAACCCTCACTCGATCTTCCACTAATTTTAGTTATAAAATTATGATTCATTTCATCATTTATGAATACTAAAATTTTACCAACTTGGGCATCTGTAAATGATCTTCTGTTAAGGTTGATATGTAGTCCGCAAGTATCAGTATTCCATGCTTTAACATAAGTGTTGCCGTCATTATTTCGCCAATCATTCCAATTAAATAACTTATCTAATTGGTGTCTATGATATGCTAGGGTACATGGGGCGGTTACCATTTCAAAGCCGTTAGATAATGACCCATCACCTTTGAACATACAATATTCATGGCGAAATAAATCATCAATTTGTTGGGGGAAATCTTCAGGACAATCACTTCTAGCTTCCATTTCAATTTCTAGACCGCTTACTAAAGTTTTAGAATTGATAATTGGCTCGTTGGGCATTTTCATTTTGTTTAAATCTTCCATGATGTCATAATCATAACGATATACTCCATCAAATTCTGAACTATCACATTCATCTGATCTATTGTAATCGTACCACTCGTCTGATTCTCGGTGTAAATATGTTCCAGCTTCATCGGAATAATCATATTCTTCAAGACAACACCCGCAAACGTACCCATCATTATGAACCATGTTCATGTTGTGATCTTCAAAGTTTTCATTACAATCTTGGCAACATATTAAATCGAATAAGGTTGTTTCTTCTTCATAATAAAAGTCTATAATCCAATTTAGAAAATCTATTAATCTTGTAGTAGCTAAATATTGTTTTTCTATGTGAGGATTTTGCATATATGCACGTTGCATAAGTGAAAGCTTTTTTATTCTCAGTATTATACTATTGAGATTACCCACAAAGAAAGAGGCGGTATCATAGTTCATACGATAAAATAGTTCATCACGTATGAAATTCGCTATTTCATAGATATCAGCGTTATCTTCAAAATGTCGGTGCAAAGAAAAAGCTTTTGTAAATTTGCCATGTGTCATAAAAACATGGATATGACTGTAATCCGTACTTGATATAATGGCACTTGTTAACTCTTTTCGTATTTTTTTGTAGTTAAGATCGAACATAGTTTTTTTCCTTCCTTTTTTTGTTAAAAAATAATTGTTATTATTGATGAGAAATAATCAATAATAAATATTGTTAAAATAATTATGGGTAATGTGTAATCACTCTCGTAAATTCTTATAATCATTTTTTCAAGATTGTCAAGAACATTTTTAATTTGGTGTGAAATCATAGACAAACTCCCATTTATTTAATTTATTAGCTTTGATTTTTACATTTGGGTCTTTGATTAAATCAGCTACAAATTCCTTTAATTGATTGCTTAGAAATTCTGGAGTAGCAAAATTTGTTTCAAAAAACTTGATCCATAATGAGCCATGATCTTTTAAAATTTCTTCATCTAGGTCTTTGATTAATAGTTGCCTATTCCAGTGTAAATTTCTTAAAGTTTCAAAGTGTTTAAACACTAGCGGATCATTATAAAATGCTCTCATATTAGTCCTCGCTTTCATCTTGGTTGGTTAAGTGCGAATTGTTGTAGTTAGTATCAGATAGCAATTCATCGCAATCATAACTATCGAATTCATCAGTAATAAGAAGCTGAAGCATTTTCATATTCTCCATACTAAACCTCCATTCCATATTTTTTCAGCTCGGTTGCTAACATTTTACGATTTTTGCCCCTCGCTTTTTCGTAGGCTTTGATTAACCCCCGTTGATAGTTGGTGGCATATTCCCAGCCCTTGTACATATCTTTTTGGCTTCTCCAATGGCTTTTAGCTTTGTCTGTTGGTAGCTTGATCCACTCACCAGATTCTTCATCAAAATGGTTTGGAAGCCCTTTGATATCTCCTGCATCTTTGAACACTTGGACTGTGTTCCATACTCGGCTTGATCTCATTGTCATAGTTTGACCCTCTCTCAAAATTCTAATTGAGAATCATTCTCAACTAGGTATCGCTTGGATATGGGTGGAGTATAGGCTCATTCGAAAAAAATGTCCAATCAAGAAATATTACAAAATATTACAAGGCTTTGCCTTAATTCGTTCACCCTTTGTTCCATAAGGTTTTCAAGGGGTTGCGAGGGGGGAGATGCCCTCACATACTAGCATATACTAGCATATAATCTCAGTAGTCATAGGGCTTCTGGTGGGGGTGGTTTGGGGTGGGTGACCTAGTGGGCATATAGGTAAGAACTACTGACCTATTCCCTGGCTGTTTTTCTGCGGGGGAGGGGTATGATCGGCAACCCCCCACCCCAAAAATTCAGGCTGGTACTCTCTATACTATACCACCTCAAAAAATTTTAGCAAAATTTGAACTTTTTTTTAAAAATGATGGGCGTGCCCCCTTTCTAGTGGGGGAGGAAGCACTGTGAGAGAGTGTGAGTGTGTGATCGTGCTTGTATAATCCTCCCCCGTACAGGAGACGTATCACATTGCGTGATACAATCATATTATAAAGCAACAACACTTGCATTGCAACCTTTAATATTGTATAATTAACATATGGCTGATAAGAAATCAGATACTAATAAACCGCTAACTGGCAAACAAGAACTTTTCTGTCAAGAATTCATTAAAGATCTCAATGCTGTACAAGCGGCAGTTCGTGCAGGCTATCTACCTCAACATGCAAAAAAGAATGCTTATACTTTTTTGAGGCATGCAGGCATAGCGGCCCGAATTTCTGAACTTAAAGCCGACTCAATGAAGCGTACGAAAATTGAGGCGGATGATATTCTGCGCAGACTTATACGTATTGCTGAAAGAACAGAACAAGAAGGCGATTATAATGCTGCCATCCGTTCCCTTGAGCTCCTTGGTAAACACCAGGCTTTATGGACAGATAAGAACATCACGGAAATTACAAATGCATTTGCTACTGGAAACAGTGACGAGGATATCTTACGTGATGTTGAGCGTTTAAAAAAAATAGCAGCGCCTAAATTAAAATTAGTAAAAGGAAAATAATATTATGGCAACACCAGGCCCAAAACAAAACAAAAAAAGAACAATTAGTTCACCATTTAGAGGTGAAGCAGGACAGAAACTTTTCAAAGTTCCTGGAGTAAATGTTTTAACAGAATCTAAAAAAGAAGCAAAAGCAATGTATGGCAATAAGTCTTTGATGAAAACTTTAAGAGAAAAAAATAAGAAGTTGCCCAAAGATGCATATATGCGAATGTCTTATAAATAATTAATATTTAAAGGAGAAAACTATGCCACTAGTAGTAGTAGACGAACCAAAAAAGAAAAAATCAAAGAGCCCACATAAAGGCCCTGCTGTAAGAAAATCAGGCGGGGGCAAAGGTATGACTGCTGGTGATGCACACAGTACACAGGCAGGAAAAACTCTTTATGCCAAAAGAAAAAAATATGGCGAGGATGTTAGTTCTAAAATTGGTGAAAGTAGATCACATATGCCAAAAGAACAAGACGGCAAAACTCAACAACAAAAGAAGATAGGGATATAATTATGCCAGAAGGTAAAGGCACATACGGATCTAAAATTGGAAGACCGAAAAAAAATCCAGGCGATGTTCAAAGAGAATCCGCTAGTAAAAGGAAACAAGAAGAATTAAAAAATAAATCTAAATGGAAATCTACTCCTAATCGACCTAAAACAAAACCGCCGTCTAATTGGATGGAAAGAAGAAGAGGAGATCCAAAAGACTATTTTTTAAATAAGATTATACCCGCAGGTGGAATCGCTGGCGGAGCAAAGAAGCTTGTTGATTTACTAAAAAAATCTGGTGCTGGTTATTCTGGTTCAGGTGATTATAAAGAATAATGAAGAAAAAACAATTTTTAAAAAATAGACAAAAATGGAAATTACAAACAGTATTTGATATTGTTGTAATTGTTGCCATTATATTAATAGGAGTAAAAATATGGTAGACTCAGCAGCAAGTAAAGTGCGAAAAGGAAAAGAACCTATACCAGTAGAGGTACGTAAATTAAAAAGAAAAAGACAAATAAATACACCCAAAGATACAAAGTTTGTTAAAGGAGCAAAAGGAGTCGTAAAGAGTTTTAAAAAGGCATATAAAGAAGGCAATGTGCCAACAACTGTACCTTGGACTATAAAAAAAATGGGATATGATATTAAAAAAACAAGACAAAAATCTGGGCCAAAAGGTAGACCAGGTTCACAAATACACAAAGCAACAAGTGTAAAAAGATCTGGTGCTAATTACTCTGGCGATTAATAATTAATTTTATTTGAAAAAACAAAAACCCCCTCCCCCTAAAAATAAAGAACCCAATCCTCTTGATGAGTTTTGGAAAACCTTGGGCTGTGACCCCAAGACAGGAAAGCCTGTTAAAAAAAGGAGAGATTATGAAAGGTAAATTACTACAACCAGATTTGGATTTATACGATCCATCAAAACCGATAGAGGATTTGTGGAAGTATTTAGCTTTATGGGGGCACCATGCATACATTGTCCAAAGAGGATAGAGATGCGGCCACTCGTTTAGCTGTAATAACAGCACGTGATGACTTGCTTGCATTTATTATGTTAATGAATCCAAGCTTTAGTGTAGGCCCACATCATAGATTACTCTGTGATGAATTGATGAAATTAGAAAAAAATGAAATAGATCGTCTTATGGTATTTATTTCACCACGTTCTTCTAAATCTTTAATTACTTCTACATACTTTCCTGCATGGGCTTTAGGGCGTAACCCATATTGGCAAGAGATTGCTGTATCACATAGTGATGATTTAGCAACTAGATTTGGTAGATCAATTAGAGATATAATTAATTCTCCTGCTTATCAAACTATATTCCCTAAAATAAATATTCGTAAAGATAATCGCTCGGCAAATAGTTGGGCACTAGAACATAACAAGAATCAAGCTGGCTCATTTCTCGCAGCAGGTTCTGGATCAGGTATCGCTGGTTTTGGTGCTCACTTAGCAATCATTGATGACCCTATATCTGAGCAAGATGCTTATTCAAAGACTCGAAGAGAACATTTGAATAACTGGTACGCTTCAGGATTACGTACAAGGCTTATGCCTGGTGGTAAAATTGTACTAGTTATGACTAGATGGCATGAAAATGACTTAGCAGGTCATCTTTTAAGCGCCGAAGATAGTGGAGTTATGGCAGATAAGTGGTCTGTTGTCAGGATTCCTGCCCTAAATACTACAGAATCTACTGCTAAATTAAAGAAAGCTAGGGAAGATCTAATAAAACAGGGGTATTTAACTGAAGAATACCCAAAATTAGAGCTAGGACAGTCTTTTTGGCCTGCATCTGATCGAGTTGAAGGGTTTTGTTGGACTACTGAAGAGCTTATTCGTACTAAAAACAACACACCTGCATTTAAATTTGATGCATTGTACAATCAAGCTCCTACAAGTGAAGAAGGGGGTATCATTAAAGAGAAATGGTGGCAAGATTGGAACAATACTACCCCACCAGAGTGTGAATATATTATACAATCGTGGGATACTGCGTTTTCTACACGTACTACCGCAGATTATTCTGCAGTAACTACATGGGGTATCTTTAATTCAGGTTTAGATATGCCTAATTTAGTACTATTAGGAGCTGAAAGAGGACGATGGGACTTTCCTACCTTAAGAGAAAAGGTAGTTGAAAAATTTAATGATCATAATCCAGATACTATTCTAATCGAGAAGAAAGCATCAGGTCAATCTTTAATACAAGACTTGCGTATGACTGGTATTCCTATAGTTGACTACCAACCTGATCGAGATAAAGTGGCTAGAGCATATGCTATCACTTCATTATTTCATAACGGCAGAATCTATGCCCCCTTTAAGAAAGAATGGGCACGAGAAGTTATGGAAGAAGCTCGTACTTTTCCCGCAGGGGC